GAGCCAACATTGGTTATTATTAGTTCTTTATCTCTCATTAACATAGCTGCCCATGTCCATAAGATTGTTCCTAGTGTTAATATTATTGGTCCAAGTGGATATATTCCATAATGATTAACTCCTGTTCCAATAATTATTGATATTGTTGCTAATTGTTTTATAGTTTTCATTTTTTCTCCTGCCCCCTCCCTTTCGGGAGGAGGACTTGGTTATTCTAGATATCCGTTCTAGTCGAGCTTTGTGCTCTATTTGGGTCTTCTCTCTTAATTTGCACTCTACCTTTAATGGCTTTGTGATAGCATAAGACAGCTTTCCCTTTTTGGGTTAAGGTCTCGAGCCAAAAACAGTAGCTATCTAAAAATAACTCTTTTTTGGTACCCTTGCTTTTTTTGACAAGAGCGAGTGCTTTTTTAAGGCCCTCTTCTACGTTACCTCGTTTATTAGAGTATACGTTCATACCAGGTTTAAGGTCTGTGTATATTCTAACCATGGTCCCTTTACCATGTTCTTTGGAGTCGCCAAGGTTTATGTTGACCTCTCCATCGTACAACTTAGACATAATGTCCTCCATTGTGTTGATTTTACTCAACAAGCTCGTGTTGTTGAGCTTGTTTACACCTTGCACGAAAAAATTTTTTCTGTCAATTCTAAGCTGACATCTATGTAAATTAATAGGTATTATATAAGTATAACTTTATATAAGATATATATGGATAGGGGGGGCAGTTGGACTACGAAGTATAGCCACCCCCCCATATAGGTAAACCTCTTATAACAAGACCCAAAAATACAACGTGTAAAGTTTTAGACTTTTGGTTGACAAATCTTTGATTTTACTTAATGATTCGATTATGGACACGTTTCCACTAAAACATACAAAATGGTCTGACCGTTTAGCTTTTGACATCGCTTTGATGTTAGAGGGTAGCGGTGAGTCTATGGATGAAGTACGCACACGCCATAATATTTCGGCAAGCGAGATTATTGATTTCAATAAAGATAAAGTGTTTTTAAAAAAAGTAGAGTCTTACCGTAATGAAATAAAAGAAAAAGGTATGACCTTTAAGTTAAAAGCGAGAGCACAAGCGGAAGAACTTCTGATAACAAGCTGGGCTTTGATACATAGTCCAGAAACATCTTCAGCTGTTAAGGCGGATTTAATAAAGTCTACTGTTAAATGGGGTGGGCTAGAAGCAAAAAACAATATCATGGAGGAAAGTAATGGCGGAGTTAAAATTACAATTAATCTCGGGGGGCAAGAGCACACCACAAAAGTCGTCCATAGTGAAGAAAGCACAAACCAACCTGAGCTTATCGAAGCTGACCAGCCCGTTTGATGCTGTGTATAAAGGAAAACTAGCGAAAAAAATGTATGCGTTAAGTGATTATAATAGATTTACAGCAGAATTAGTAAAGTTGTCATTGTCTTATACTACAAAAATAATAAGGCATAAGAAAAAACCTACAGAATATTATGTTATTTTATTAGAAAATCACGGAATTTAAATGGATATAGATTATACACCAACCCAAATATGCAAAAATTTTATGGTATCTGATAGCAAGATGCGTGTACTAATGGGGCCTGTAGGTTCTGGCAAGTCAGTTGCAAGTTGTTTTGAGGTAGTTAGACGAGCTTCTATGCAGAAACCAAATGAGCAAGGCATACGAAAATCAAGGGTAGCTATCGTTCGTGAGACTGCTAGACAGTTACAGGATACAACAATAAAAACATTTCACGATTGGTTTCCACCAGGTGTATGCGGAGAATATATGAGAACTACTAAAACTTATTTTTTAAAAGTAGGCGATGTAGAGTGTGAGATTATGTTCAGAGCATTAGATGATTCAGATGACGTAGCAAACTTAAACTCATTAGAGTTGACATTTGCTTGGTTTAATGAGTGTCGAGATATTAATCCAGATATTGTAGACGCTATGTCAAAACGTATTGGCCGATATCCATCAGCGAAAGATGGGGGGCCTTCTTGGTTCGGGATGTGGGGGGACACCAACCCGCCCACAATGGATACGTGGTGGTATTATCAAATGGAACATCTTGACCCCTTAGATGGCGTTTCCTTTAATGATAATGGGTGGGATGTATTCAAACAGCCATCAGGCAGAAGCCAAGATGCAGAAAATGTAGAGAACTTACCTGAAGGTTATTACGACACACAAGGTAGGTCAGATGAATATATCCGTGTATACATTGACGGAGAGTATGGATTAAGTACAGCAGGGCAACCTGTGTATAAATATTTTAGACCTGATTACCATATGGCAGACCAAACTTTACAACCAGTTATAAACGGTGTAAGACCAATTATTGTTGGTATGGACTTAGGATTAACACCTGCAGCCGTTATAGGACAACAAGACCCACGGGGTAGAGTTCTTATACTAGACGAAGCTGTAAGTTTTGATATGGGCATACAACGATTTATTAGAACAGTTTTAAAACCATTGTTAACTGAACGGTTTTCAGCAGCCCCTGTATTAATTATATCTGACCCTGCAGGTATACAAAGGGCACAAACAGATGAGCGTTCTGCTGTAGACATAATAAAAGCTGAAGGTTTTAGAGTTATGCCAGCAAGAACAAATAATGTATCGGCTAGGCTTTCAGCGGTAGATGATTTTCTTATGCGTCAAGTAGATGGCGACTCTGCATTTTTAGTAGACCCTAGATGCACAAGATTAAAAGCTGCAATGATGGGGGGATATAGGTTTCATAAAAAGAATGGGACTATAGAAAAGAATAAACATTCGCATGTAGCAGAGGGTTTACAGTATTTAATGTTACATATAAACAGTACATCAGATGGATTTGTTACTAAAAAAAGAGATATAAAACCTGTTGCGGCAGGCGGATGGACTTGATATGCTGAATGTAGTTATTCATATTTGCTACCATAATTATGATGTTTCCTCTCATAATTATAATCTCTCTACTATACCCTGCTTAAATTTACTCCTAAGCAGGGTCCTCTTTCTATTGGACAATGATGTAATAAAGTATATACTCAAAATAAATCGGAGGTAAATTATGCCAGGATATAAAAATTATACTATTAAGAAATATGAGAAAGGTGGTCTCGTAGAAACTAAAAGATATAAAGATGGTAAAACGACAATTGAAACAGATTCAGATACGTCACGCCTAAATAGGAAACTTGAATTAATGCAGAAAATGGGGGCTGGTCCAATATCTGCTGTTACCACTCTTTATAATATGATTCCCGAAAAATCAAGAGCGGGTAAATTTTTAAAGAATATAAAAGGTGTAACTGATAATAGTAAAGAAGTTAAAAAATCTTTAGGACTTAAATATAAATAAATCGGAGGTAAATTATGCCAGGATATAAAAATTATACTATTAAGAAATATGAGAAGGGTGGGCTTGTCGAAACGAAAGAATATAAAGATGGTAAAACGACAGTAACAGAGTCAACAAGATTAGGCTTCGGTGATTTAGTACCTCTATCAATAATGAAGATTATAGATGAAGACTCAAAAAAAGACCCATCGAAAAGACTTAGTAAGTTTAGTAAAGCTAAACCAAAATAAATTATGGTATTACAAGTAATAGGTAACGAAGAGCTCGTTAAAAAAGAGAAAGAGCAAATTGATAAAGCTTTAGAAGAAAGGCAGAATGAGCCTTTGATTTTAGGTTTAGCTGCACACCTTCGTGAATGTTGGGATGCAGCAAAACGTGCTAAGAAGCCTATCGAAAATATTATGCTTAAAGGACTTCGCCAAAGGAATGGTGAGTATGAGGCTGACAAGAAAGCCCAGATACAAGCACAAGGTGGCTCTGATATATACATGATGATTACGGAAGTTAAGTGTAGAGCTGCCGAAAGTTGGCTCCGTGATATATTATTAGAGACAGGCACTCCCCCATGGGATTTACAGTCTACACCAATACCTGAGTTAGAACCTGAGCATGCACAAGAATTACAAAATAGTTTTGCGTCTGAAGTTGTAAAAATAGTAGAGCTTGAAGGACAAGCACCAGACCCAGCAAAAATGGAAGAGCTTAGAGAAATGGTAGCTCAACAATATAGATTTAAATTATTACAGGCTGCTGATAATAGGGCTCGTAAGATGAAAATAAAAATACAAGACCAATTTGCACAAGGCGGTTGGGGTGAATCATTTAACGATTTTATTACAGATTTAGTTACTTACCCATGTGCTTTTATTAAAGGGCCTATTGTTCGTAGGCAAAGAAAGTTAAGTTACATCAAAGACGAAATGGGTAACACCACAGTAGAAGCTGATGAGATTATTGCACCAGAGTTTGAGCGTGTTGACCCGTTTAGAGTATACCCAGAACCTGGAATTACTAATATCAATGATGGATATATATTTGAACATCACCCACTTAGCCGTACAGAATTAGCAGATTTAGTTGGTGTTCCAGGATATGATGACGATGCTATTAGAAAAGTATTAGAGTATGGTAATGGCGATTCTTGGATATCAGAAGATGTAGAGTTAGCTAAAGATGAAGAGGAGAGAAAGTTTCATGCGTTTGACAGACCGACAGAAATATATGACGCATTAGAATTTTGGGGTAAAGTAAGCGGTAAAATGCTTGTAGAATGGGGATTAACTGAAGATGAAGTACCTGATGAAGCTCGTGAGTATGATGCAAACGTGTGGATGGTGGGTAATTATGTTATCAAAGCAGT